AGCGACTGAATCATCGGCGCGGAAAATAGAATTGGAAACTCCTTCATGCCCAGCCCCTCCCGCGCTTTATATTGCTGATCTGACTCTGGGGCACGCCGAAGCGATCAGCGATGGCCTGCTGGGTCCACTTCTTGGCTAACAGTCGCCGGATCGCCACGACATCCGTCTCACTTAGCTTTGCCGCCCCGTTGGCTGTTCCGCGCAATACCGGCATCGGTATACGCGCTCTGCCTTTGCGGCTGCAGTCCTTCATGTTGTCGGAACGGGTGCCAACGCTTAGATGATCAGGGTTGATGCAGCGAGGGTTGTCACACCGGTGCAGCAAATCCATTCCGCCGGGGATAGGGCTGTTGCAGAGTTCGTAGGCGAGACGGTGGGCGTAGACGCCGCGGCCGGCTACAGTCAGCTTTCCGTAGCCGTAATTGTTCCGGTGCCTCTGCCACTCCCAGCAGCCGGTGCTTTCGTTGATAGTGGTGCCGTTTGCCAACCGTCGAGCCAAATGTTGAGGAGCATTCGGATCTTCACCTTTCCGCACGTAGAGCTTGCGTAGCGTCTTCCGGTCATCCAGAATTGCCCGCACCATTTCGCCATTAAATAAAATTGGAATATGCTTTACGGTTGTCATCAGTAATACCCCACACATTGCCCCGGATTACAGGCCGGCGCTGTCAGAAATAACCACGCCGAACCCTTTCCAATTCCGCTCGACCCTCCCTCGCGCTCGCTCTGGCGCACGTAATGGCACAAGTTGCGCACCGTCATCTCAGCCATCCCGGTATCACGCGAAATCTGGGCTGCCGTATCGGCCAAGGCCATGCGCTGGTGGTAATGACGCCGAACGATTGCAGCCCGGATCTTTTCAACCGTTTCAGCGTTCACACCCCTCGGTGTCCGGCCCTTGCTGACGCTGTATACGTTGCCGCGAGTCGTGTTCAGTGATAGCGCCACGGATTCGTTGTTAAGCTCGTGAGCCGCCGCGGAATGTCTGCGGCCCCGGGCGTAGCGTCGGCGGATTATGGCGCGGAGTTCTTCGCCAAGATTTCTCTCCACTGATTTAGCCGTTGGCTTTGACGACTCCGCGCCAGTGAACACGCTTACCGGGAAAATCTTCGTCAACTCAGCTCGCAATCCTGCGCGATCCGCTGCCCGGTTCAGGGTAACAAGGCACACGCCGAGCTTGTGGCCGCAGTCGCGCTTGGAGAGGCTGCTGTCAGCTTTCTTCATGGCTTTCAGTTTTGCCAGGGTATCGCGGGTTATGGTTAGTTTGATTTTCGGCATTACGCGGCCTCCTGCATGAGTTCGACGGCATGATCCCAGCCTTCCCAGTTATCAACGCCAGCGGCGCGCAGTGCCGACAACAAGTTGCTGTCATCAATCAAGCTGTTGTATTCGGCGCGATCAATCGTGATCTGCCCGCCACTGGTTTCGCCTCTTAGCGTGGCGTCCAGCGCATCTTCTTGCGCCATGGTAGGCATGGGGCGTTCGGCCTGTTGGGCGGCTGGCTCCACAGCGGTTGCTTGTTGCCGGCGTAGCAGTTCGGCCCTGGCCAGTTCGGCGTTCGCCGCTGCTTGCCGCGCCTCGGCTTCCGCTTCGCGCTTCGCTCTCGCGTCCTGTTCAGCTTTCGCCGCCGCTTCCTGCTGCACCCTGGCGTCGGCTTCGCGCCGTGCCTTGGCTTCTTCCTCGGCCCGAATCTTTGCCCGCTCCGCATCCAGTCGTGCCTGCTCGGCTTCTTTGTGATCGGCAATGCGAGACTTCACGATGGCGGCAAAATCTTCTGCTGGCTTCTGGCAGATCTGGCCGAAGTCGCGAAACAGGAATTTATACTCACCAGCGTGCTCGCTCATCTGGCGAATGTTGGCCCGGATAGCTTCGGCGATTTCATTAAGATCAATCTTGGTGCTGGCCAGGGTGTCGTCGCAGGCTCCTTGCAGGCTTGAGATTGTGCGCTTGCCCCGCATGGCTCCGGCAAAGTCCGGGCCATTGCTTTCTTTCAGGGTGATAGCCAGGCCGCCCGACTCATCTTCCAGTGCAGACTCCAGCGCCACATAAAACTTACTGTAGGCCGCCTTTGCTGTAGAAAGAATCTCCAGCTTCCGCGCCTCTTTCTGATCCGTGACTGCCTTATTCAGCTTCAGGCGGATCTGGCGGGTTTCTTCTTTGATCGAATCAATGGAGCGCACCACCTCATCAACGGTTTTCATCTGGCCAAGCACGTTTTCCCGCGCACCATCCAGCCGCTTCTCAACGTCCTTGCAGAACTTCACCGCCTTTTCAGCATCAGCAAAGTCTTCATCGGTTTGCAGGTCTGTATTAATGCCGGCCAAGGTGGCCCGGGCGCTTTCCTCAAACGCTTTCAGGTTGCTGGCCGTGACCATGCCTTGCACTTGAACGCTCAGGGCCGGCAGGGCGTCAGGGGCTTTGCCTTCGGCCTTTGGCTGCTCAACATCTGCCGGTTTGTGTTCGGCCAGGTCTATGGCGAATTGCTCCCAGCCAAACCGGAGGGGCTTGAACTTCGATTCGTCGCGCTCATACCACATCCATGAGCAGTTTTCCTCGGTGCCGTCGCTGCACATAAAAAGAATCTTCTCGGCACCGGACACCAGCATCTGCTGGTCCATCTGCACGGTGTAGTGGGGTTCAAGCTCGCCAGCCTTTACCTGCTTGGCCAGCTTTTCGTTCCACAGCTTGTGCTCGAAGCCAACGTCTTCCAGCATGGTTAGACCGTCCATGGACGCCAAAAGGCGGCCTTCGTCGTCTTCGCAAGTAACCGGGTACAGATCTTCACCAATGATCTTTTCAGCGATTGGTCGAGCGGCCGCTTCGGCTGCATGGCCACTATCAAAGATCCGCTGCTGGGGCTCGGAGACTTCCGGAATCAGGCCGGTCGCCTTCTGGCCCAGTAGGGCGGTGCGCTTCTGGTACTTACTCACACCCATCATGACCGGGGCTTCGCTGGCCGTAAAACGGTTAGCTCGAACGCGGTGCCATTCTTCGGTGCCTTGAGTTAGGTTTAAAATCTTCATGCCACTTCCCCTTCCACAGTTTCACCTTCGGTTTTTTTAACATCACGCAGGTGCTTCTTTTGAGACTCGGAGAGCACATACTTGCTGCTCATGGTTAAAATGATTCCCTCTGCTGTTTTCCGACCTGATTCAATGGCTGCTCGCAGCTTCGAAAATCCGGCGTTAAATCCATCGTCAGACAGGTGAGGCAGGCCTTCTGGCTCTGCACGCTGAGCCTCACCCATGTTGATACCTTGTCCAGCCTCGGTGTTCAGGTAGTGAATGGCGTTATCGAGCCGGTCGCTTTTTGGCCAATACTTGTATGCCCGTTTAACCACAGTTTTCTTGGCCATTTCGCTCCAATCAGTCACCCATGGGCAGGATTTCTTTTTGTCGATATAGGCTTTCCAAGCACTTGATCGGTCGCGGATATCGTTAACTTCCTTCACGCTCATTGTTTCTGTGAGGTAGTCGCCGTCAGGAGTCTTAACAACGACATACACGCCCCTTATTTCGCCGCGATCTTCCGAGAACGGATCTCGGTTATGGCCAGGCGGCCGGTCAAATCCATTGAGCGCAAAGCTATCGTTCGCGTAAACCACCTCGCCTTGAGCCCAAAGAATTGATCCGGTAGCCATGGCAAGATCCATCAGCCCGATATAACTGATATCGAGGCAAACCTTGCTGTCTCTCGGGACCAAATACGCCTGCCTTTTTGCCGGGTTCAAGCTGATACCAATGGCTGCAATATTGGTCACGGCGTTGACTACGGACTGACGGTTACTCATCGCAACCTTTGTCATGTAGTCGTTGGCCTGGATCATTTGAACGGCAAAGCCTGCCTCGCGCTCAAAGTTCAAGCCGGTTTCACTGGCGACCGCTGAAAAGGCGCCCCGAGTCGCGTAGATATCGCTGGTAATTGTTTCAATCGCTGTACTGCTCATGCCGCACGCTCCATCTGTTTACGCTCAAAAATCACCGCGTCAACCAGCGGCGCGTCCTTAACTACTTCGGTAATTGCTTCAACCTTCAGCTTAACCAGGCTTTTTTTAGCGGCCCCGTTAAGCGCGAAAACCGAGTCATAGAAAATTTCAGGCTCCATTGTTCTCATTGTTTCAACGACGTCGTAGGTGCCAAAGCTTTTGTAGCCATCAATAGTTTCCAGGTGGAAGTCCTCGCCGCTGGCTAGAGCCGATGTCATCTCAATGGCCAATTCTTCAGCACGACCCTCAATCTCTGCCGCGTCGTCAATCTCACGTTGGTTTTGCATTAATGACTTGCTCATTGCGTCGGCTCCTTTTCCAGTTCGGCTAGAAGTGCGCGAGCATCGCTTACTAGAGCGATTCGACTATGCGCCTGGGTTATTTTGTATTCGTGAGGGTTGGCCAGAAGTTCCGACGTTTTTCTCAAAGCCTCAACCAGCCGTTCGTGATAGTTCACAGCCTCAGCTATAGCGCTGGCGTTCCACTGGGAGTCAGGCCCGTTACCTGTATGGCAAACGTCGTACAACTTGCCGTCGTCCTTTCTGGCCTGCACTGCATAGAATCCTTCGCTGCCATGGAGGGCGGTATTTGCCACATACTCAGATGCATCCTGAGCGGTCATCCTGCCGCCATCCTCGTTCACCAATTGAACGAACACCCACGGCCTTGGCGTTACGCTGCTCATTTCGACCCCCTACGCACACTCATGGCACACGGCGCGCTGGCCAGGCAGACGATTGTGCTGACGACCAGGCCGATGAGTAGGACTGCGGACATTTCGATTAGGAATGTCATGCTGATTCCTCGTAGCTTTTTGCTGGCTCAGGAGAAAAAAAGCACAGCGGGTTAAGAAAGGCGGGGCTTTGCATTGCCTTTTCCTTGCCGGAAAACCGCTCGGCGTCATCAAATGCCTCCGTATACGCTGGTCCAATGACGGTAATACAGTGCAGAAAAACCGGCTTG